TGACCCACTCATGTTATTGTTGTTATTGTTTGTCATGGTGCCAGTGTTCACATTATTATTGTTATTTGTATTCACCGATGTAGAAGCACTGGTATTGACGTTGTTGTTTGTATTAATGCTGTTGCTATTAATGGTGCTGGTGTTAACATTAGTACTGGTACTGTTACTGGTGTTATTAGTAGTTACCGTACTTACAGCATTGGAAGTTGAATTAGTATCCACCAAACTAGATGAACTATATCCAGTAGATGGCGTGGTCTGATTAATTAATGTAGGACTGGTTGGACTGGTTATGGTTAGTGGTGTAGCCGATAACGGTTGTGCAGGTGCGGTCGATGTAACACCTGTAATAGTACCAGTAGTTGGATTTGTATTAATCGTAGACGTGCTAGTGGTCGTTTGCGCAGCAGCAACACCTGCTATCATAACAAGAAGGAACGCTAAAGCAGTTCGAACTGCAGACATTTGAAAATCCTTCTAATAAGCCTTTTGAGCTCTGAAAAACACGTGTTCTTTAATAAATACTCAGTACCTCACCATTAATAGAATGTAATCATTGACATCGTGGCCTGTATTATTTATAATGTGGGATTCAGGAGAACCCTATATGCGATTTTATACTAGTGTGATTCAGTACGGCAACAGACTTTTGATTCGAGGCGTAAACAAGGGTCGAAACGTACAGGAACGCCTAGAATTCAAACCCACACTCTGGGTGCCCAGCAAAAATCGAGAATCCAAACACCGAAGCCTCATGGGCGTTCCGTTGGATAGTATTCGCTTTGACAGCATCAACGAAGCCAAGGATTATGTAAAACGATACGGCGACGTAGAGAATTTCGCTATTTTCGGCAATCTAAACTATGCCTATCAGTACATAACTGAAATGTTTCCTGGTGAAATCGAATTCGATATGCGACAGATTCGAACACTAAGTCTGGACATCGAGACTACTGCTGAGTATGGATTCCCTGACGTTCGTAATCCAGCCGAAAGCGTTTTGTTGATTACGGTTCAGGACTATGCTACCAAGGATATCATTACCTTTGGCAGTCGTTATGCTGAACCTATCAAGAAAAATCACAAGTATATAGAATGTCGTGACGAATATGATCTTCTAAAACGATTCCTAGAATTCTGGAAGGCCGATTATCCGCACGTCATTACAGGCTGGAACATAGAATTCTTTGACATGCCCTATCTGGTAAATCGTATTCGCAGAGTTCTGGGCGAAGATGCAGCCAAGGAGCTAAGTCCCTGGAATGTTGTTAATGATCGTGAAATTGAAAAGATGCAGAAGTCTCAGTTAGCGGTCGACATCATGGGCATTAGTGCCTTAGACTATCTGGACCTGTATAGAAAATTTACCTATAGTGCCCAGGAAAGCTATAAGCTAGACTACATTGCCAAGCAAGAGCTAGGGCGTGAAAAGTTGGCCTATGACGAATATGATAGCTTTAGAGACTTTTATAAAAATGACTGGCAAAAGTTCGTAGAGTATAACGTCGTCGATACCGAGCTGGTCGACCAGCTCGAAGAAAAGATGAAGCTTATTGAACTTATCTTAACCATGGCCTATGATGCTAAATGTAACTATGCTGATATCTTTAGTGCAGTTAGAACCTGGGACTGCATTTTATACAATCATCTTTGGAACAAGAACATCGTAGTACATCAGCGCGATACCAGTCGCAAGGGTCGACAGATCATAGGAGCCTATGTCAAAGAACCCAGACCTGGCAAGTACGATTGGGTAGTAAGTTTTGATGCTACGAGTCTGTATCCCAGCATTATTATGCAGTACAATCTAAGTCCCGAAACCATGGTGCCGGGCTTCTTGCAGACCACCATAGAAGAACTACTGGATCAGAAGCACGATCTGCATAGACTAAAAGAAGATGGATTGTGTTTAACAGCCAATGGTTATAACTTTAAGACCGATACTCAGGGTGTGTTTCCAGAGATAGTTCAAAAGTTGTTTGATGATCGACAGAAATATAAGAAGCAGATGATTGAAGCTCAGAAGCAATATGAGCTTACCAAGCAGCCATTTCATCAGAATCAGATTGCCAAGTTTAATAACTTTCAGATGGCTCGAAAGATTCAGCTCAATAGTTTGTTTGGTGCCTGGGGCAATGAGTTTTTTAGATACTATGACGATCGCATTGCCGAAGGCATTACATTAACTGGACAATACATTATCCAGACTGTTGGCTTAGAATTGAATCGTTGGCTAAACCAGATCTGTGGTACCAAGAATATTGATTATAGTTTTTATTCGGATACAGACTCTTGTTATGTTACTTTAGATCCTTTGGTGCAGAAATTCTATAAAGACTTGCCCAAGGAAAAGATTGTTGATATCCTGGACAAAATCTGCGCAGAAAAGATCGAAAAAGTTCTTAACAAGGCCTGCGATCAGCTGGCTACCTATACCAATGCCTATGAAAAGAAGATATCATTCAAGCGTGAAGCCATTGCTGATAGAGGCATTTGGGTAGCCAAGAAAAGGTATGCTTTAAATGTTTATAATAACGAAGGTGTTAGCTATGCTGAGCCTAAGCTTAAGGTCATGGGCCTGGAGATTGTTAGGAGCAGCACTCCTGAATTTGCTCGTAAGAATCTTAAGAAAGCAGTTAGTCTGGCGCTTACAAAGACTGAAGCAACGCTTCAAAAATTTATTCAGGAGTACGAAGAGGAGTTCCGACAGCTCAGACCCGAAGCCATAGCCTTCCCCAGAGGTGTCAATGGGCTGGGTGAATATTCAGATGCGGCCAAGATCTATCGCAAGGGTACTCCCATGCACGTTAGGGCTAGTCTGCTGTATAACCATCACTTAAAGGCTCGAAGTCTAGAAAAGAAATATGAACTCATACGTGAAGGTGATAAGATTAAATTTTTATATCTAAAGGTTCCTAACCACATAGGTGAAAATTGCATAGCCTTTATTGGCAGCATTCCGCCAGAATTCGAACTGCAGAAGTATATTGATTATGACACCATGTTTCAGAAAGCATTTCTAGAACCTCTAAATACCATTCTTGAAGGCATGGGCTGGACAGCCAAGCCACAGGCTAGCCTGGAAGAATTGTTTGCATGAGTATATTAAAAATACCAGCCCAGGTTCCTATCTGGGAAATAGAAGAATATTTGTCACCACAAGAACTCAAAGAAGTTTGTCTCGAAATAGATTTAATTACAAAGAATAATTTGCTTGGCTCTGAATTGTTGGCAGGAGCTTCTTTATTAGATAATAAAAGTTTGGCTGTAAACAAACCAAGTATCTTTTTCGATCAGATATATGGATCCCTTAATGCACCTGAATCTTATTTTGGAAAGTACTTTGACAAATTTATTTTTCACCCTGAGTTTGATGATTTTGAAGCTACACTAGGTGGCAGTTTTTTGTATACTATTACAACATGGTCAATTTTATTTGCACAGTACAACCAAGATGGTTTTTATAAAGCACACCGTGACGGAGCTAAATTAACCCTGTTGTTTTGGTATACCGAAAATCCTAATGAACTACAGGGTGGAGATCTGTTTTTCCCAGATATTAATCATACCGTGGTCTTTAAGTCCAACAAAGCAGTAATATTTCCAAGTTTTATGTTTCATGAAGTTACACCAGTAACATACAATAATCAAGATATACGTAGGTATTCGTTCTCTGTTTTTATGGGCTGCGAAAAACCAGGACACACAATATATGAACATCATAGGTGGAGAAAAAATGTCCCTAATAGATAGATTAAAGAAAAATTCAACCATTAAAGATACCGAGGTGCTAAGCAAAAGTAAATTTTTTAGCGCCAAGGACATGATTCAGACTTCAGTCCCCATGATCAATGTCGCTCTTAGTGGCAGACTAGATGGTGGTCTAACACCAGGACTAACAGTATTTGCTGGGCCCAGCAAGCATTTTAAAACAGCATTTGCGCTTTTGCTAGCCAAGAGCTACATGGAGAAATATGATGACGCAGTTGTATTATTTTATGATAGCGAGTTTGGTAGTCCTCAATCTTATTTTGACAGCTTTGGTATTGACACCAGCAGGGTCGTCCACACTCCCATCACGGATATTGAACAGCTCAAGCATGACAGTATGGCTCAGCTTAATAACATTGAACGTGGCGATCATATTATTGTTATCGTTGATTCAGTGGGTAACCTAGCCAGTAAAAAAGAAGTTGAAGATGCTCTAGAAGGCAAAAGTGTGGCTGACATGAGTCGAGCCAAACAGCTCAAGAGTCTATTTAGAATGGTTACACCACATCTAACCATCAAGGACATACCCATGGTTGTGGTCAACCACACCTATAAAGAAATTGGCATGTTCCCCAAAGATGTAGTGTCTGGCGGAACTGGTGTTTATTATAGTGCTGACAACATCTATATCATTGGGCGCCAACAGGAAAAAGAAGGTACGGATCTGGTCGGTTATAACTTTATCATCAACATTGAAAAGAGTCGTCATGTTCGTGAAAAGAGCAAGATACCTGTAGAAGTAACCTTTGACGGTGGCATCAGCCAATGGTCTGGTCTGCTAGATGTTGCCATGCAGGGCGGATTTGTTGTTAAACCTACCAATGGTTGGTATGCACACAAGGGTAGTGAACAGAAATACAGAATGAAGGATACCTATACCAAAGAGTTTTGGATGCCTATCCTGACCAGCAAAGAGTTCCGCGAATATATTACAAACCAATATCAGATTAGCAGTACAAGCCTGGTACAGTCCGATCTTAGTGCTCAGGAACTAGACGAGGAGTTTGAAAATGCAAGTGAGCTATGATCCCTGGAAGCTCGAGGAAAAGGCCTGGGGCGTCAAAATTACTAGTGGGCAGTTTGCAGAAACAACCATTGGTTTCAATAATTTTAATTTCGACGTGCCCGAAGCCGTAGCAGTTGATTTTAGTTTTGTTAGCATTACCGAAGGCACTGATCCAGAAAATGCTGATAGAGATTCCTTTAATCAGGTGCTACAATACATTGTTACAGACCTATTAAAAAGGGCAATAGCTTTTGATGAAGATAGAAAATCTAATCCTAAGTAGTTTGATTCACAATACCGAGTATGCCAGGGCAGTCTTGCCCTTCGTAAAAGACGAATATTTTCGCGATCAATCCGAAAGAAATGTCTTTAACATAATTAATGAGTTCTATAAAAATTATAATGCTGCTCCTAATACTGATGCATTAGTCATTGAACTACAGAACAGCAATCTAAAAGAAAATGAATACAAAGAACAATATGGTCTGGTACAGGAACTTAAACCATCGGATGTACAACCAGATTGGTTGCTGGTCGAGACAGAAAAGTTCTGCAAGGATCGTGCAGTTTACAATGCCATATTAGCCAGCATAGGCATCATCGATGGCAAAGACAAAAATCACAGCCAGGACAGTATACCAACCATACTGCAAGAAGCGCTGGCAGTTGGATTTGACAATAGAGTAGGACATGACTACATAGAAGATGCAGCAGACAGATTTGACTTTTATCATAAAGTAGAAAATCGTATTCCCTTTGACCTAGATTTGTTCAATAAAATTACCAATGGTGGATTACCTAATAAGACTTTAAATGTCGTATTAGCAGGCACTGGTGTAGGTAAAAGTTTGTTCATGTGTCATGTAGCAGCATCTGCACTGTCACAGAATAAGAATGTATTATACATTACCTTAGAGATGGCCGAAGAGCGCATAGCCGAAAGAATTGATGCCAATCTAATGAACATTACTTTGGATGATCTAAAAGATTTGCCGCGCCCTATTTTTGAAAGTCGTGTAGCCAAACTAAACGAAACCATTGCAGGCAAACTAATCATCAAGGAGTATCCTACAGCAGGTGCACATGCTGGTCACTTTAGAAATTTGCTCAAGGAATTGCAGCTCAAACGTGACATCAGACCTGACATTATTATTATCGATTATCTGAATATCTGTGCTAGTTCCAGATTTAAGGCTGGAGCTAACATCAACAGTTATACTTTGGTAAAGAGTATTGCCGAAGAACTTCGAGGGTTGGCTGTCGAATACGACGTACCCATACTAAGTGCTACACAGACCACTCGAGGAGGCTATGGTAATACCGAAGTCGAATTGACCGATACTAGCGAAAGCTTTGGCCTACCAGCCACAGTAGACTTTATGTTTGCTCTGATCAGTACAGAAGATCTAGAAGCCATGAATCAGCTCATGGTCAAGCAGCTCAAGAATCGTTATAATGATCCAACAGTAAACAAGAAATTTGTCATAGGAGTTGATCGTGCTAAAATGCGTCTGTATGATCTAGAAGCCGGTGCACAACGGAATCTAAATAATGCAGGTATTAAGTTGAATTCTGATGCATTAGAGGTACCTGGCATCAAAAAATCAACATTCAATAAACTAAGAGATTTCAGCTCTATAAAGATCTAACATGGAACCAGAACAAAGAACTACAGTGATTGAAATTGCTGTTGATGAAGCCAAGAAAGTACTTAATGAATACATTAAGACTGAGGTAGAAAGCAACAGTATGGTAATATTATATGGCCAAGAACCCGAATCATTTACTGACTAATGTACATAACTGTTAAGGGTACTAAAAACAAAAAACTTAACCAGCAGCTCAAGCTGGCTACTGGTTTTTATGCCAAACATTTGTTTAAAAGACAAATGTTGCCGTACCTGTTTTTTTATGTCGAAGCCAGCTCTAAACTAAAGGCCGGTGGTTATTGCAGTCCGCTTGAACCCTGGAAGCCACGTGAGTTTCAAATTGAACTTAAATTAAACAAGCATGGACTAACCATGTTGACTGCTTTAGCTCATGAAATGATACATGCCAAGCAATTTGCCTATGGTGAATTGAAGGATAGATATATCAGCAAACGCATGGTGCAGACCTGGCACGGCGTACCCTATGCTGATACATTTTATTGGGATCAGCCCTGGGAAATTGAAGCCTATGGGCTGGAAGGCGGCCTAGTTGCTAGGTTCTTGCAAGCGCACAACCAATACAAATTTTTTAAAACTCGCCAAGAACACTGGCAATACTAAGGATTACCATGGAGCATAATTATTGGTTGGATATCGTTCAGATCATACTTTTGTTATTGGCCTGTTTGGCTTGTTTTCATAGAGGTATTGAATCTGGAATAAACCTAGCCATAGAACATCTAGTAGAAAAGGGGCTGGTTGACGAAGCTGAGCTTAAAAAATTCATGAGGAGTTTGGAGAAATAAATGACGATTCCTAAGTATATAAACCACCAGGGAAAAGTTGGAGTTATAACCTGCTTTCTTGAGCGAGTGGGTTGGTATACCGAACATAAAGTTATAGAGGCAGTTTTTGATCCTGATATAGTAAATGTTATTTTATGCGAAAATGGTGATGCCGATAAAATATATCAAATAGCCGTAAAAAAATACGGGCAGAAACGATATCATGGTGCTAGTCATTTAAAGGTTGACTGGGTCAAACCAAACTTAGAATTTACTATTGCTACTGTTTATGATTATGAATCCATAATCATAAAGAAAGATTTTTTCTGGATGAACACTAATATTG